TGATCATGGCCTCGATCGTCGAGAAGGAAACCGGCATTGCCGAAGAGCGGGCGAAGGTGGCCAGCGTCTTCATCAACCGCTTGCAGCAAGGCATGCGGCTGCAGACCGACCCGACGGTAATCTACGGCATCACCAAAGGAGAGGGCGTGCTGGGCCGGGGGTTGCGGCAAAGCGAGTTGCGGCGGGAGACACCGTACAACACCTATGTCATCGACGGGTTGCCACCGACACCCATCGCCAACCCCGGCGCTGAGGCGATCAAAGCGGCGGTAAACCCGGACCAGACGGACTTCCTGTTCTTCGTGGCTGATGGCACGGGCGGGCATGCCTTTGCCACGACCCTGGAAGAGCACAACGCCAACGTGGCGGCCTGGCGCAAGATAGAAGCAGAGCAGGGCGCGGCAGAGGAAGGCGGAGTGCAGGGGGAGTGACGGTTAACGAAGCGTGAAGAGAG